CCTAATATCCTCGTCCATCTGCTTGTCCCATACCTCGGGGGAGAGTATGGAGTCGATTTCTAGAGTCCCAGCAAACAGTGACTTCTTTGCCTTTGAGCCGCTTGCCTTTTCAAGAACCACTCTTTGTTGTCTCTCAATAACTCGTTCGATACTTCTGTTGAGTATCTCATTCCACCTAGTCAGTGACTCTGCGCTTTTTACCTGCAGCTCACTCTCGATTGACTTATACATCATCTCTCCAGATGGCGCAGATGCCGCTCCAGCCGGTATCGGCTCGGCGGTGGTAGCAACAGCAGCAAGTGCCTCTGGTGGGATTGTGCTTTGTGCTAGCTGGTCTGGAGCCGGAGCGACTGGTGCTTCAACTTGAGCCAATGCACCTTGCATTGTATTTGGGTCAAGTGGTGGCTGTCCTTCTGCGCCAGGGATTGGGGCTTCTGGCATTGGTGCTCCAGGGACTGGCGCGCCAGGAACCCCGGGTGCGCCACCCATCTCTGCTGACGGAGCGGTTTCCATCTTCTTTTTTGTGTTCGCGATTGGAATCAAGTTTGGATTCATCAATAACGAGTCGGCAAGGTCTGCTTCAACTTCTTTTCTTCCAGAACCCATTCTGTACTCGTTGTTACTGATAAGGCCAGTCTGGAACTCCTGCATCAGGTATCTTTCACGCTCTTGCTTGTAGAGCTGAAGGATTGGAACTTCACTTGTATCGAAGTCAACGTAATACTCATCATCGAGTTCATCCAATGAGCGAGCAAGTGGCTCAAGGTGCGGAAGCATTGTTTCCATCCAGAACACACGAATTTCTTCGCTTGCATTGCTGAAGGTTCTTCCCGCAGCGTTTCCAATTACTGACTCTGGAACACCAAATGATGCAAGGATTTCTTCCTTTGTAATCTGTCGCATCTGAGCGTACGCAACGTCTCTTGGCGACGCAGAAGTGTCCACATAGTCAACGCCATCGTCAGCAGAGATAACCGTCGTATGACCCGCTCTTCCGATGTTCCCACGGAATCTGCTCTTTAATTCTTCCTTGTCATCGTCTTCGATTTCTCCACGCAAAACGAGCAGACCACCAGGTCTACCGTCGTTGAGTAGATAGTTTCTGTTATACAGCTTTGCAAGATTTTCAATTTCAATTGCAACACCAGCCGACTCAAGAGGCGTAAGTGACAAATATGGGTCAAGAGGGTGAGGTCTTCTAATCCAGCAAACATCCTCTGGTTTCATTATGATTTTTTGACCGTAAGGCATTTGTACTTCGTACCCAGAAACAAACTTCTTTGCATCTGGAATTGGCGCTGTTGATTGAGGAGGCAAAAGGTTAAGACCAATTATTCTTCCGTCTCTACCACGAACTTTTTCAATGAAAACACCGCGTGTACCCAGCAAGAGTTGAGCGGACATTCTGTATCGGAAAATAAATGAGTTTTCACCAACGTTTGATTTAGTGTTTAGGACTTCAAGCAAAGAGTTGTTTTTTGCTCTGTTTCCAATAAGCACCTCTCCGTCTGGAGAATTGTCTTTACGAAGAATGATTGGGAGTCGTGCTTGGTTCCCAGCGATTGCATCGATGCATCTTGCAACCCAGGTAACCTTCTGCATGCCTTCGCGGTATGCGCGCTCAACATCCCATGAGTCTCTATAAGGTCGTCCTGCATAACTTGGGTTCTGCGCTATGGGCGCACCAGGTCCAAGCTCCTTGGATTGTGCGTTTGCGAGCGATTTATTGCTCGATTGATTCCATGCCATATTTACTCAAGACCTAATAGGAAGCCGAAAAAACCACACGTTATGCCTGCCACTATCAGCCCGGCAGGTAGAAAAATCATTGCCGCACCAATACTGGTAAACAGTATAAATGAAATCATGAGCAAGTTGGCGAAGGTAGCCCGTTTAAATAAAGATTTGACGCGCGATGGCAAGGATTTAATCCTGAGCAGTAATTTTGACATATCACCTACAGTAGCGCATTCCGTGCTTAACTGTATCAAGAGGCAAATTAAATATGACAACAAATTGGAATCAGGTTCTGGAGTATCTTCAACCAAAGATGCCACCCTTCTGCCCTGAAGAGCCGTCAATAAATCAGAAAGTTTTTTTGCGGACCAACTCCATTGAGGCTTTATTTGGTGGTGCGGCTGGCGGTGGAAAGTCTTCTGCGCTTCTTATGTCTGCTTTGCAGTATGTAGATGTCCCCAATTATTCCGCGATTCTCTTCAGACGAACATTTGCCGACTTGTCACTCCCTGGAGCTTTGATGGACCGTTTTAAGTCATGGGCGGCTCTTTATGATGACATCCATTGGAACAACAACAGCTTCCAAGCAACGTTCCCGTCGGGGGCAAGAGTCTCGTTCGGTTACTTGAACAACACCGGCGACTACCTTCGCTACAAGGGTTCAGAATTCCAATTTATCGGCATGGACGAAGTAACTGAAATCCGTGAAAGCGATTACAGGTACATGTTCTCTCGTCTGCGTCGACCGGCATCTGGACCTCTTTCTTCGGTCCCCTTGCGAATGCGTTCGGCCTCAAACCCTGCCCCCAATTGGGTTAGACAGCGTTTCATCGTTGAGGGAAAAACCGAGGGCAGAATCTTCGTCCCTTCAAAATTGACAGATAACCCGGGAATTGACGCCGTTTCATACCGCCAAGCCCTTCAGGCTCTTGACCCAATTGAAAGACGCAGATTGGAAGAAGGAGACTGGTGGAGCACGACTCTGGGAACCCTGTTCGATAGGACCTCAATAGTCATCGTTGACGATAATGAAATCCCTCAAATAACATCGTCCGCCAGAGCCGTGAGGTTTTGGGACCTTGCAGCCACGGAACCAAACCACTCCAATCCCAACCCGGACTGGACGGTTGGAACGCTGATGCTTTTTGACCAAGGAATCGCCTATGTCTTGGATGTCAAAAAAGCCCGCGTAAGAGGAGAGAAGGTCGAAGAATTAATCGCCAGAACAGCCTACGAAGACGGGAAAGGCGTTCCAATCAGGATGGAGCAGGAACCAGGCTCCTCCGGCAAGGCCCTTATGGACCAATATGCCAGATACGTGGTCCCTGGTTATGATTTTTCGGCAATTCGGGCAACTGGCGACAAAGTCACCAGGGCCAGGCCTTTTGCCGCCGCCGCCGCCAACGGCAACGTTCGGGTTGTCCGTGGAACCTGGCTGTCGGACTGGCTTGACGAATTTTCCTCATTTCCAGAGGCTTGCGACCACGACGACCAAGTCGACTCTGCGGTTGGAGCTTTTACACATTTAACAGGGCTCGGGTTGCCACAGCGAGGAAGAATCGCTATAGTCGTGTGAGTTAACTATCCAAACCTAATAAGGACACTACTAACATGACACCAGAAAGAATACTTGAAGTTCGTCAATACCTCCTTGCCCTTGGCCAAGAGCTTGATGAATACATCAACTCAAATCCAGAGACGCAAGACGCCTGCGACATTCTGTACGAAATGAACATGGTTAAACGGGATATCTCAACCGTTTACGATTCTTTCTCAGTATCCGTGGGGCAACTAATCGCTGATGGAAAGAACATCCAATTAGGCAACGGCGGTGTGATTGAAAAGAAAAGCTCTTATGAGCGCCGTGCATGGCAACACAAAGACCTTGCAAGCGTTGTTGCTCAGAAACTTGTAAGAATGTCTGTCGACATTGATACTGGGGAAATAATCAAATCCCCTGAAGAGATTGCAATGCAGGTTCTTGACTACGTTCAACCTTCATACTGGAGAGTAAAAGAACTTTCCAGCCTCGGAATCAACGTAGATAACTACTGTGAAACAGGTGTACTAAAAACAAGCATTATCGTCAGAAAGGGCGACGCAAATGACAAGCAATAATATCTATCAAACTCTGTCAGAACCATTTCCAGCGGAGATGGAGAAGAGACTCAACAAGGGTGGGGCGAACCTCATCTACATCCCTGTAAGCGAAGTAATCAACCGAATGAACAAGGTTCTTGGGGTTGAGAACTGGTCGTTCACTGTTCATAGCTGGCAACAACTTGGAACATCGATTGTTGCTCACATTCAACTTCAGGCAAAAATTAATGGAGAAACCGTTCACCGCGACGGTGTTGGTGGGCAGAAAATCAAACTGAACAAACAAGGCGAACCAGTCGACATTGGCGACGAGGTTAAAGGTGCAGTATCTGACGCTTTAAAGAAGGCAGTCCAAACACTCGGTGTTGGGCTTTACCTTGCGCGAAGCGAAGACGCAATTGAAATTGAACAAGTTATGGACAGCGAGATGGAAGCAGAGGCACGAGTGACACCTGAGGTTTCAACAAAGTGGGACAATTTCATGGGCATCGCAAAGGGGCTTTCTCCAGAGAATAGAGAAAAGCTCAATGAATATTGGAGCATATACAGCAATGGACAGCCAAAGCCAAAGCGTGAAACAGTAACCGAAGATGCTCTTGACAAGTTGATTGCAGAAGCGACTCGTCTTTCATTCAGTGGAGAATATGTGGTCGTAGATGACAAGTGAGCTAAAGGCTCCCGACTACTTGTCACCATCTTCCATTGGGACATTTAAACAGTGCCCACAGAAGTTCAAGTTCAACAAAATTGACCTAATCCCAGACCCATCTAACCACTG